GGATTTAAGCCCCTTACAGCGGGTCTAGTGACTGTCGGGAGGTATTGTACCTTAAGGAAGCTAGTGCCTGTTGTAGGCTCAAATGCTACGTTCTCGTAGGCTATAGATGGGAGGTCTGATGTTGCAGCTAAGTGGCTCTCAAGTGCAGCCCGAATATCATTTTGAATACTAGCCATAGATATTCCTTACCTGTGCAAAAACTTTATACCCAGCCCTTCTCCAAGTTGGCCCACCGTTCTCTACATCAGAGGCATGAGGTGAGGCATTTCTAAGGGTTATTCTTGTGGTATTCTTTAAGTCAACCTTGTTAATATCTGACACTAGGTTGGATAAGCCCTCTTGTCTCATAGTCTGTGCGTTTTGACCCTTGGGTTTATTATCCGAGGACTTACCTCTTGGACGACCTGCACCTACAGAATAAGAGAATGATGTAACATATGCACCAGTGTCAACGGGAGATAGATTAACGGCAGTCTGAGCTATTTCTAACAGTTGGTCAGAGACATACTCTTCTACATACTCATCAAGTATCTCCATCTTCTTGTAGAAGGACGAGTTAACCTTGAGTGACGCTTTCATAACCTACTCCTCTACGTCACAGATGTAACCTATGGCAGTACCAGCGGAAAATAACGACATAACAGAGATGATCTTAACTGCATCACCACTGCCAAGTATAAGGTCATCAAAGTCTGGTACAGCAGCTAAATCTAAAGCGGAGATGATACACTTGCGACTTCCTCTAACAACCTCATCGTTTCCACCTATGACCCCCGCATTATAATTGTAGAGGTAACCTGTAACACTATAGTCAGTAGTGGCAGAACTGTCTACTGTACCTGTAGCGGGATTATACGTTCCTGCTGTAGTAACCTTTCGTAGAGTAAGGGTCTCCCCAAAGTCTCTAACTAGGTTTAGCAAGTCAAAGGAGCGAAATGACATATCTTACTCCTTATTCGTATTCAGGTGTTTGATAGCTTGGTGGGTTCTTAAAACGATCTCTACGGAAAGAGCCTTCGATACGGTTAGTGTTTCTTCGTACAGCCTCAACGGTACTCTTAGTGATGCCACCAGCTAAGACACCCACCGAAGCACCTGCGGTCTTACCCTGATACTCTAGGTTGTCTGCGAGAGCTTGGTACTGTTTCGCTAGGTCGGAGTAGTCGGCACTCAAAGCACCACTTAGTTGTGTCGTTACCTGTCGGGAATACTTAGAGGCAATGACACGGGCAATCCAAGCACCTGAGTAGTACACGTTGTTACCGTTCTCACCGAGAGCAAAAGTAACCTCTTCGTTCTGAACCTGTTGGTCAACTGTGTCAGTATCTCCAATGAGAAGACGTACTGTGTTGAGACGACCAGAGGCCGTGGTGGTATCCAAGTCTGTAGGATCGTAAGACCATGCCATGTAAGTCGTCTCCGTTGTTTATTCTGCGAGAACCTTGTCTCTAATGTCGTAGAAGTCTTCTGAAATCCATCGGTTGCTGTTTAGGAAGCGGCGAATAAGACCACGTTGCTTGTCGTCAATCTTAGACTTCTTGCACTTCTTAGCCTCAAACTCAGATTTACTTGAGGTACGGTTTCTAACCTCTACGTTAAGAAGGTTAACCAAAGTCTCAAGCTCTTTGCCAGCTAGTTCAGACAGTCGATCTCCAACCTTGTTCTGGACTTCTAATTCTGTATTGTGGTGAATGTAACCGGAGGCGTACAGGGTAGCAACCTTGTCTTGGTTTATTCCTCGCTCTGCCCAGTTAAAGTGATCTCCACGTTTCCAATTCGTATTATCTGCCAGCAGTGGCATCTTGATAAACACAGGCCAATCGACCTGCCAACCCAAGTATGTGGGGTGCATAGGGACTCTCCATTATATGAATACTGTTATGTTCTGTTATATATTGGGTTGTACCCCAAGCCGTAGCTCAGGGTACACCTTTAGTATCTATCGCTTAGGCGATTACAGCGGAGAAGAAGTAACCCAAGTCAGCGCCTGTGACTTTCATGTCATAGGACATTTTAACTTGGATGTGTTCTGCAACCTGCTGACGCTTGAGAGCATCGTCAGAGAAGGACTCAACGGTAACACCGAGGTTGTTTACGCCGGGAACTGAGTTCCATGCGAATGTCAGACCAGCGGCAGGGGTCATCAGACCTGATGCACGAGGTGTGTGTACCAACAGAGCGTTCTTACCACCGATGAAAGAGTTGCTTTCAGCAAGACCTTCGACAGCACCGTTCTTAACAGCTTCCATGACGTAGAAGTTCTCTACTTCAAAGATTTCTGCCAGTTTAGCATCTGTAATCAAAGCTGTGTTTGTTACAGTTGCGCCACCGTTCAAACGGGCGAGGATGTCTGGGTGGTTAACCAAGATGTCACGAACTTCTTTACCAACAACCATTGTGTTTGGCTTGAAGCCACCTGATGCCAACTGCATGGTACGACGACCATTAGTTACGTCAGTGATTGGTGTGGAGTTAGTGTAGTCAGACCACAAGTTACCGGGGGTTACGTCTGTAGTCCAGACGCCAGCCTTGAAGAATGTGTCAGCGAAACGCTCTTCACGGTCGATCAACAAGCGAGTTGTCAATGTCTGTGCGCCAGCGGAACGGATTTCCAACATTGCATCTTCGTTAGCGATAGTCTGCTCATCGAAGTCCATGCCGAGGCCATACACGTCAGCGTAGTAAGCATCGTTGGAGATTGCCATACCGATGCGGTTAACTTCTGTGCGTGGCGCAAGTTTCTTTACGTCACCAGAGCGGTTCATGTTCGCACGGTCATAGGTGTAGAACTTGTCAGACTGACGAGCAACGCCTACGGTTGGGAATACTTTATCAGCGACAAAGTTAGTTTGTTCTTGTACATAGGCCAGTGTCAGATTAGACAACGGCTGGTCAATATGTACCTGAGATGGGGTCAAAAGTGGCATTAGATTATTCCTTTAAATGCTAGATTAGGCAGCTACGTTGCCACCTTGGATCATTTCGATTTCGATGATCTGACCATCTACACCGTCTTCACGGGCATAACCAAGTACAACATCACCTGTGGCTGCGAGAAGGGCTGTGCCATCTGCGCCAGTTTGAATTTGATCGCCAGCAGTAATAGCACCACCAGCTTCTACCATGACGGAACCAGAGACACATACGGTCACGGCAGCGCCAGCAGCAGCACCAGCAAGACATACGCCCATAGCGTTCTCACCAGCAGCGTCAGCCAGATCAACTTGACCGTCAGCTTCCAGAGTTACGAATTTGAATTGTGCTGCGGAAAGGTCTTCCCCAGCGATAAAAGTGCGGTTATCACGAGATTGCATGACGGCCATGATTATTCCCCTTTGTAGGATTTAGTGATGAGTGCTTTGCCTTCGTCGGTCTTAGCTACAGCAGCATAAGCCTTGGCGAACTCACTCTTTTTCAGTTGGTTTTCGTCCATGTAGGACTTTACGAGAGCATCCAGTTTGTCAGCAGAGGTAGCGAACTCACCGTCTACATCGGACTTACCAAATTCTTGCATGGAGGCTTCAAAAGCAGCATCAGCAGCTTTGAGCATTACCATAATTCCTTCGTCTTCTGAGAATGACTTCAGAAGAGACTTGGCTGCATCAGCTTCAAAGTGTGGCAGAACTTCTTCTGCTTTCTTTGTCAACTCGATGTCAGCCTTTTCGATTTCACTTTCGCGCTTGGCTACAGCAGCAGCTTCAAGTGCTTTCAGAACTGGGGCTGGGATGTCGCTCTTAGCTACCATCTCACCGTCGATGTCCATCATTTCTTCTTCCGCTTTCTTCTCGATTGAGTCGGCACGAATAACGTAACCGTTGTCAATCAGACCTTTGCGGAGGTGTTGGTTTTCAGCAGTAAGACGATCAACATCAGCCTTAAGTGCTTCAACATCAACTTCGGGAGCTTCTACAGCCTCAAGGTCAGACTTCTCAGCGACCTCTTCAACAGCTTCATCAGCTTTTTCCATGTCGTAACCGAGAGCTTTCATAGCTTCGCCACGTCCACAGCCTTTGTCGTCCATGTACGCCTTTACTTTGGCTTCCATATCTTCGTTCATTTTCGTAATTTCCTCTTCGGAATTGTCACGCTTGAAGAGTGAAACCATTGCTTGTGCATTGGCTGGACGATCCACAAGGGAAAGTTCTTCAAGGTGCAAGTTTTTCAGGAGATTAGGCAAGTTAGATTTCCTCCTTAATAGCACGTCCACCTATAGAGAACGCAGCGAGTTCACCAGATTTGACCATATCCCAGACGGCATCATCGAATACTTTGTAAGCGACAACCCATCCTTCACGATCAGACTGGATACCAAGAGCATCACCAATTTCTTTAGTGATAGGAAGAGAGTGGACAACTACGCCAACCTGATCTCCAACGTGCATGGCCTTGCCGACCCGCACATGCTCCATAAATTCATTAACGGCTTTTACCAGTGTACCAGCTTCGATAACGTCACCCTGACGATCAATAACTGCCTCACCTTTTTCTGTAACTACAGAAGCCCATCCGTAGACCATACGCTGTTCGTCGTCAGTCTTGAGGATTTTACCTTCAATGTTCTTTGTCATCTTGTGTTCAAACCCGTTTTCTTGTAAGTCTAAATGCTCTTGTAATGTCTCCGCCCTAACACTCTCTTTAGTATCTGGGTGATACATTGTGTGAGGCTTGAAGTTTTCCTCAGTATAAGCCTTTGTGAGGCTACCCACTGAGCGGCTACTCCACATACGACATGACCAATAGCCAGCCGTTGTCTTATCTTTCTTAGTATCGCAAGAATGGCGGGAGCGGAAATTGGCACGAGCTTTAGGATCATCCCGGCGGATTTCCATGTTAGGGTCTCCGAAAGCTACCCGTTTAACCTTGCCTCCGTCCTGTACGAACACTTCAAACTTCTTGTTGCCACCCTTGATACGCCGAGGTTTGTTCAAGGTAACAGTTTCGCCCTGATACTCAGCCTTAGTCAAGTCTAGGACGTATTGTACCTTAGCGATTGACTTCTTACTTGAGGAGGGGTGTGATGAGGGCAGCAAGTCTTTATCGTGGTTAACTGACTTAGAGCCACTTACTATCTTGAGGAAGCTGTTTACACGAGCCATAGCCCATTGCTCAGGAGAACTTACGCTAGGACGAACACTTGACGGATTAGTCTTGTAAGCACCAATCCCACGATCATACACAGCTTGAAGCATACGCATAGTTACTTTATGCTTAGACTTCTTGTTATGCTCTTCCATCTTATTCTTTAGACCAGTCTTTGACATTA